TATATTCTGGGAGGCTTGTAAAGCAGACTCACGATCTTACGGAATGTGTTATCTTAAAAACCGCCGTTCCGGGTTTTCTTTCATGTCTTCAGCGGAAACCGTTAATATGGCGACAATTACGTCAGACGCACGGTTTGGCATCTTGTCTAAGTCTGGAGCCGATGCTAAGAAGATGTTCACAGATAAAGTCGTACCAATATCCGTCAACTACCCGTTCTTTTTCAAACCCATCCAGGATGGAATGGATAGGCCGAAAACCGAGCTTGCATACAGGGTACCGGCATCAAAGCTTACAAGAAAATCTATACAAGCATCAGATCAAAGAGAACAGCTACAAGGGCTCGACACTACGATCGACTGGAAAAACACGGGAGACAACTCGTATGACGGTGAAAAATTAAAACTATTAGTCCACGATGAAAGTGGTAAATGGGAAAGGCCAGATAATATATTAAATAACTGGCGCGTAACAAAAACAACATTAAGGTTAGGTAGTAGGGTTATTGGCAAGTGCATGATGGGATCAACATCGAATTCTTTGGATAAAGGAGGCGAAAACTTTAAAAAACTTTATTATGCTTCAGACGTTACCAAACGCAACCGCAATGGACAGACTGCTTCGGGATTATATAGTTTGTTCATACCTATGGAATGGAACTACGAAGGATTCATTGATTCTTATGGGTTACCTGTATTCGACACTCCCGAAGAATCTACAGAAGGGCCGTATGGAGACCCTATCGATGTAGGGGTTATTGAGCATTGGCAAAACGAAGCTGACGGTTTAAAAAACGATCAAGATGCTTTGAATGAATATTACAGGCAGTTTCCAAGAACTGAGGAGCATGCATTCCGTGATGAAACTAAAAATAGTATATTCAATTTAACAAAAATATACGAACAAATTGATTATAACGAAGATTTACGTAATAGTAATATAGTAAGTACAGGCAGTTTTAGCTGGGAAAATGGTATTAAAGATTCAAAAGTAAAATTTACGCCTAATCAAAACGGAAGGTTTAAAATAACTTGGGTACCCAATGCTGAATTGCAAAACAGGCAAATTATTAAGAACGGTATCAAGTACCCAGGAAATGAACATATGGGTGCTTTTGGTTGTGACTCATATGATATATCAGGTACAACAGACGGGAGAGGGTCTAAAGGTGCTTTACATGGATTGACTAAGTTTAGCATGGAAGATCATCCACCTAACTCGTTTTTTCTCGAATATGTAGCAAGACCTCAAACGGCTGAAATCTTTTTTGAAGATGTTTTGATGGCTCTAGTGTTTTATGGAATGCCATTACTTGCTGAAAATAATAAACCACGTTTATTATACTATTTAAAAAGAAGAGGGTATAGAGGATATTCAATGAATAGGCCTGACCGTTTATGGAATAAATTATCAGTTGCTGAAAAAGAAGTTGGGGGTATACCAAACTCCAGTGAAGATATTAAGCAGGCTCACGCTGCTGCTATTGAATCTTATATAGACAAATGCGTGGGTGTTAAATCAGATGGGCAATATGGAGATATGTATTTTAATAATACATTAAACGATTGGGCAAGATTTGACATTAATAAAAGAACAAAATTTGATGCCGCCATTAGTTCAGGTTTAGCTATTATGGGATGTAATAGACATTTATATAGGCCTGTTGCGGATAGAGAAAAACAGAAATTAAACTTAAGTATCGCTAAGTATACAAATAGCGGAGCAATATCAAAAATAATAAAATAAATATGGCTGAGTCAGTTATAAAAGATTTTTTTCCTAGTCAAGTTGCTAGTGATGCTGAAAAAATGTCAACTGAATACGGGTTGAAAGTAGGTAAAGCTATTCAAGATGAATGGTTTAAAATGGACACTGGTACAACTAGGTACAAAACAAATCAGCATGCTTTCCATCGGTTAAGATTATATGCACGCGGAGAACAAAGCATACAAAAATATAAAGACGAGCTATCTATAAACGGTGACTTGTCATATTTAAATTTAGACTGGAAACCTGTTCCTATTATACCAAAGTTTGTTGATATAGTAGTAAATGGGATATCAGAAAGATCATTTGATATAAAAGCATTTTCACAAGATCCATATGGCGTTAGTAAACGTACAAAGTATATGGAGTCTATTATTCGTGATATGCAAACTCAAGAATTAAATGATATAGCTTTAGAAGCTTTTGGTGTTAATTTATTTGAGAATAACCCTGAAGAACTTCCAGACACAAAAGAAGAGCTTGAATTACATATGCAGCTTAGCTATAAACAAGCTGTTGAGATTGCTGAAGAGCAAGCTATTAATACGTTATTAGAAGGGAATCGTTATAATTTAACTAAAAAGCGTGTTACTTATGATTTAACAACTATAGGTATTGGCGCTGTTAAAAATACGTTTAATCAATCTGAGGGTGTAAAAGTTGAGTACGTAGATCCAGCTAACTTAGTATATTCTTATACTGAATCACCTTATTTTGAAGATATATATTATGTAGGAGAAGTTAAACAAGTTCCTTTAAACGAACTTAAAAAGCAATTTCCTAATCTTACTAACCAAGAAATGGAAAGAATTAGTAAGACAGCGTATACCAGCAATGGTTTTTACGACAGGACTTTAACAAACTACAATGAAGCTGATTCTAATACTGTTCAAGTATTGTACTTTAATTTTAAAACGTACATGAACGAAGTATATAAAGTAAAAGAAACAGCTACAGGGGCTACTAAGATATTAACACGAGATGATCAGTTTGATCCACCTGCTGAAGTTTTAGAGCAATACGGTATAGAAAAAATTGGAAGATCATTAGAAGTATTATATGAGGGGGTGCTAATATTAGGTACTAATATATTACTTAAATGGGAAATGGCTAAAAATATGATTAGGCCTAAAAGTGATTATACTAAAGTAAAAATGAACTATAGTATTGTTGCTCCAAGAATGTATAAGGGTAAAATAGAATCTTTAGTAAGTCGTATAACTGGTTTTGCTGATATGATTCAGTTGACACATTTAAAGTTACAGCAAGTAATGTCAAGAATGGTGCCAGACGGTGTTTACCTTGATGCTGATGGCTTAGCCGAAATTGATTTAGGTAATGGTACAAACTATAATCCACAGGAAGCTTTAAACATGTTTTTCCAAACAGGTTCTGTAATTGGTAGATCGTTTACGCAAGAAGGCGATATGAATCCCGGTAAAGTACCAATTCAAGAAATTACAAGCGGCTCAGGTGGTAATAAACTTAGCGCGCTAATTAGTACGTATAACTATTATCTTCAAATGATCCGTGATGTAACGGGTCTTAATGAAGCTAGAGACGGTAGTACTCCTGACTCTAGAGCTTTAGTCGGGGTGCAAAAAATGGCGGCGGCAAATTCTAATACCGCTACACGCCATATATTAAACGCAGGATTGTTTATAACAGCAGAACTTGCAGAATGTTTGTCATTGAGAATATCTGATATATTAGAATTTTCCCCAACAGCAAGCGCATTTGTGCAAAAAATTGGTCGTCATAATGTTGCTACATTGCAAGAAATGAGTGAATTGCATTTATATGATTTTGGTATATTTATTGAATTAGCACCAGACGAAGAAGAAAAAGCAATTCTTGAAAACAATATACAAACCGCATTGTCAGCAGGGCTTATTGATTTAGATGACGCTATAGACTTACGTGATATTAAAAATATAAAGTTAGCTAATCAATTATTAAAGATTAGACGTAAACGTAAATTAGAGCGTGATCAATTAATGCAACAACAAAATATTCAAGCACAAGCTGAAGCAAACGCTCAAACACAACAGGTTGCAGCGCAGATGGAAATACAAAAACAAAACGCTATTACTTCGCAAAAAATGCAGCTTGAACAAACAAAAGCGGAATTAGACATGCAAAAGCTTCAGCAAGAAAAAATGGCTAAGATGGAGTTGATGAAGCTAGAGTTTGAAATGAATATGCAGCTAAAGAATGCTGAGGTTGAAACTTACAAACAAAGAGAGTCATTTAAAGAAGATAGAAAAGATGACAGAACCAAGCTTCAAGCTACACAGCAAAGTGAGCTTATAGAGCAAAGAAAGAATAATACTCCGCCTAAAAACTTTGAATCATCGGGTAACGATATAATTGGCGGTGGATTTGACTTAGGTTCTTTTGAACCCAAGTAATAATAAGTAAAGTAATTATATAATATTTTATCATGGAAAACCAAGAAAACGAGGCTATTGAGAATGTAGCTGCAGAAACTAATGAGCAGCCGGTTGAAGAAACGGGCAAGCTAAAAGTAAAACGTCCTAAGCAATTTGTTCAGCAAACTGCAGAAGATGACGTTATTAAAGTTGATTTAAGACAAAATAAAGAAGAAGATGCCGTTCAAGAGCAAAGCACAGATGCAAGCGATGATACTGTCGAGCAACCCCAAAACGAGGAAGGTAGCAAAGAAGTGGTTGAAGAAGTACGGGACACCGAACAAAATGAAGAGCAACCCGTTCAAAATGAAGAGCAACCCGTTCTTGAGGAAATAACCGAAGAGGAGGTACAGGAACAAACAGAGCAGTTAACAGAAGATGTAGCTGAAGCAATTGCTGAACAGCAAGAGGCAGGCGTAGAGCTTCCTGAAAATATTCAGAAAGTTGTAAGTTTTATGAATGAAACAGGGGGAACGCTTGAAGACTACGTTCGGTTAAATCAAGATTACTCTCAGCTGAATGAAAATCAGTTATTAAGAGAATATTACGAAAACACTCGACCTCATCTTGACAAAGAAGAAATTGATTTCTTAATGGAAGATAACTTTTCATATGATGAAGATCTTGATGAAGAAAGAGATGTACGTAAAAAGAAAATAGCTTATAAAGAAGAGCTAGCAAAGGCTAAAAACCACTTAGACGGTTTAAAGTCTAAATATTACGAAGAAATTAAGGCTGGATCAAGGTTAAATCCTGAACAGCAAAAAGCGGTTGAATTTTTTAATCGCTATAATAAAGAAAATGCGGAAGCATCTAAATTAGCTGAAAAGCAAAAGCAAGTTTTTTTAAACCAAACCAATAATGTTTTTTCAAATGATTTCAAAGGTTTTGATTATCAGGTTGGAGACAAAAAATATAGGTTTAACGT